ATAGGTCTCCAAGTTTCGTATTACCATGTACACCTCGTCTTAGACCATCTAAAGATGTCTCAGTCTTCGACGTATAGAAAATAATTTCATCATCAATTTTTACTAATCCTTGATCAGGATATCCCTCTGTAGATAGTACATTTATACTAGTCTGTGAGTTACTAATAGCAGACGATAGAGTTGTTGTAGCAAATACTGACTTATCATAAAAGTTGATATTACGATAAGTAGTCAGATTATTGATAATGTCTAGAACACCACCTCTTACTTCCTGTTGCCCATAGTAAGACTTAAGAAAACTACCAAATAACTGATAATCTTCTACAATGAAATTAGGTAACTGACTTTCAATCAGATACGATATATTTCTAGACTTTAAGTTCATTCTGCAACAGCACTAAAGTTGGACTTTGAAATATCAACATCAAGATAAACTTCACGCATAGCATTTACATCCTTAGATGCAGGTTCTACACGAATTTCAATTTTGTTATCAGAATAACTACCTGAGATAATGGTTAAGTTGTACAGTTTGATTTCACCTTTAGCATAATCAATCTCACCGACTTCTTTCTGTACGTATACCTTTTCACCAGTTAGAGAATTCAGTCTATATAGGTCAATTTTACCAAATGTATCGTCTTCCAAATACACAGTAAACGTTGGATATTCAGAAACAACAAATCCAGTAGACTTCATGACTGAATTATCACAAGAATCTTTAAACTCATTTAAAAAACACAACTCATAGTAGAAAGTAGAGTTGAGTGTTGGATAGAAGTCTTTTCTTAATGTAACATTTGTTACATTTGATGTAATTGAAGAATCTGCACCATCAATTACTGCAGCATATTTAGAATGACGGAATCTACCATCAAACTTTTCAGTTTGACTAGATGCAGTATACTCATCAACTGCAGTTGTAACCTTTTTGCTAATCTCAGCTTTAGTCTCAGTAGTCTTAGAAGATTTATAACTTATAACAGAGTCAAGTTCAATGAATAGAATAGAAGGATCAATTATTTCAGGTGTAACTGATGCAACTACGTAGTTTTTTAGTTTTTTAACAATTTCTTGTTTTGTAAAGGAAGATATGCTATTTCCGACTCGTGGTTTGATAGCGATCTTAACTTTACCAAACTCAGGTGGATCATCTTGCTCTCCACCAAATGTAATGATGTCTGAAGTTGCTGGATATACCTTTCTAACAATAGATGCGTAATCATCGCTTGTGACTGCCCTGTCTTGGGCAGCAAACGTTTTAGGAGCAGAATACTTAATAGAAGACACAGACTCAATCTCAGCGCCTCCTTGTGCTGCTACAGAAGTTGTTACGGTTGGAGTAAACTGAAACTGTGATCCTGACTTATTTGTTACTATACCAGAGAATGAAAATGTTTTAGCGCCGTTTGCATCTTCACCATCAGTCACAACATAAGTAACTTCTACAAAATTATTGTGTTCTAATTTTTTACCATATACTCCATCACCAAAGAACAACTCATATTGTTCATCAAGACCTTCTTCAACAAAAAAGACTTCTGAATTTCCGTCCAAGTCTAAAATGTTCTCTGCAACATCGTATGTGTTATATGATGTGCTACTTTCTGTTTCATATACTCTAACTCTGATTGTAGATGTATCAAGACCAGAATTATTAAGAATAAACTTCTGTTTTTTAAGTCCAGTATTAATTGTAAACGATTGCTTGATTAAAGTTCCTTCATAAGCATCAAGTATACCAAAATTAGCAAGATTACCACTAACAGGTGCTTCATGATCATCAATAACTACAAACTGGTAGATAGCATCGTCAAATGCTGTACTAAAACCAGTTCCTCTTTTTAGTACAACTGTACTAGGTGCTGTTCCCCCTCCTTGATATGTTAAAGAGAAATCTAACTTAGCAACAGGTGCAGTAGTAGACCTAGGTCGATATCCAATCTGCTTCGCTAGTGATATTACATTGTCTCTCAGAGATGCGGAGTCCAAGAACATCTCATTAATCACCATGTTCGTATTGAACGCAGTGTAATAGGTATTGTATGCTAGTACATCTAGCATTGTGTTTAGAGTTGATCCTTCAAAGTCGTAATCAGTGAAATCACTGTTCGCTCTAAGATAGTCAACTAGAGATGATTTGATGTTTGCGAAGTCTAAATTCGCAAGTTGAGTATAAGGCATTACTGACTACGATTTAAAAAGAATTCAATAGATATTGATGGTATATCAGCACGACTCAAAACTTGAAAGTCGAGTTGCACATCAAAACCATTAGCATCAAAATTAGGTTCAACTATACAAGTTTCTACAGAAACTCTTGGTTCATAATTTTTGATTGTCCTGATTATACTATCTTTAATACTACCAGCAGTACCAAAATCTAAAGGTTCAAACAAATGACTCCTAAGATCAGACCCATATTGAGCATTATATAATCTTTCGCCTTTTTCAGTTAGTAGTAGATTTAAAATTGCCTGTTTTACCGCAGCATCTTCCTTCTTTACCAAAAGGTCGTCTGTGACTTTGTTTTTGGCGAAAGAAAGAGAAAGATCTTTAAATGGTACGGTAGACGGCATTAAGTGATTTTGCTAGTATCACTTTATTTAGCGTCATTCCGCCAAGTAATCAGCAATTTCTTCCTCTGGTCGTGGATTTTCTAGATAATGAAGTCCTGTATTCCCATTCTGTCCTATCACATCCATTCTCTTATTAGATTCATTTTCATCCCACAACTCTTCCTTCCACTTCGCACCTTCGTACTCTGAGATTAGTTTTTTACCACTCTTCTTAAACTCTTCACTTTTATCTACTTTGATTACCATGGTAACTCCAGTTTTTACTATTTAGACTTGTTGGGTGCAGGTTGATAAAAGAATCCTAGATTCATTCGTGTATCATTCTCAGGAGTATCTTCAAACCTCCAATTCTCAACGTGCATACCATGATGGTATTTTCCTGCATCAAATAGAATACAACGGTTAAACGCTGGTTCAAAGTTCAATATCTTCTCATATCTTTCTTTTGGACGCCATGGTTCCTCATGCTCTCTTACATCATCCTCATAATCAGGTTCCAAACATTTGTAGACATTTGTACCCGTATTATCATTATGATTCAAATATACTAATGCGGAATATCCGTGATCACGATGCGGCCACCAGTAGTTATTTTCAAAATCATTAAAAGGATCTTTTTTAAATGTAAAACAATTTGAGATTACTGCTCTACGATCTGCAGGAATGTGATTCACTCCCATATACTTCAAGACATGAGACAAATGATTATATGCAGGGACAACCATATCACTGTAGAACTCGTGACGCATGTCTTTAAACATCTCACCATTATAGTTTTTCTTACCAGTGGGTTTATCTTCAATTACAGGTCTTTCACCAACACCATTATCCAGACTACTATTACTTGTACCACCCTCTTTATGAAAATTTGGTGAGACATGATGTAGAAGCGTAATTACATCATCAGGGGTACTAAAGAAGTCATCAATGATAGCATATGGAGTTAACTCTAACATTCCATACTGAATTGTTTGATTTCTATTAATCTCAAAGAAATTACGCATTTGCTAATACCAAATTAAATGAAAACGTCAATCGACCCTCTGGTCTCTGATGTTCCTGTCGATTGAGGACTTCATGCTCCAAATAAGGAGGAAACAAAATAATTTGTCCTTCAGTTGGGAAAAAATGGTAGAAGTCATACATTGACTCACGAATTCCACTTTTCTGAATACCACGATACCTGATTGAACGGAATTGTGTTGAGGTTGGATAGAAAGTTGTCGGAGTCGGGTTCTTACTGTAGTAAACACCACTTAGAAATATTGGACGCCTTCCATCCATGTGATCATGACGTTCCTGACTCTGATCATCATGATAACTATTATACCAGAACGTAAAGATCTCACAAGGCATCAATCCTTCACGCACTAGTTCAGCATTACATGCTGTTTCTAGATCTATCTTCAAACGATCGCGTACATCTGGCGTTACAAGAGTATCGTCATCGGGAATACGAGGAAATGTGCTGTTCACCTTACACTTCCACCCCTCAGGTGTGTTATCTACCTTTCCAGGGTCTCTAAAAAAATATTTGGTATGCTTGTTAAACTTAAAGCATATAATTTGTGTCGGAAAGATATCAATAATCATGCTTTACCATCTCTTAGACCCGTTCTTGGGTTGATTGGTGGTTTCCCAGAGGGATTATATGGATCTGCATTCGGATTTGGTTTTCTCAATCTAGCATTAGCTCCATATATGTGAGCATTCTTCCAATTATACCCATTTGGAAAACGATCATCTTTTGGTAGTTTAGTTACAGTTTCTTTAACATCAACTTCTTTTGATTCAACAAATTGAAAGAACTGAGGGAGTTTATCATCCTCTACAAATTCCCAAGTAAATCCCATCTCACATAGATTGTTTCCAATTCTTCTTGATTCTACATAAAGTTTTACTCCTGTCTGATCATAGAAGGTTCGTATATCACTTTTACTTAGATATGCAAAATTTCCTATTTCATACACTACAGGAGAAGAAACATAATAGTACTTAGTTTTTTTCATTTCAATTCAAACATTACATTCGGAGAAAACTCTAATGTGGATCATAGTATCTTATAAGTGCTCCAGTTGCGATTACGAGCACGACTACAATAATTAAAACGGTCATACAGATTATTCAGAGCTTTCGGCGGCTGCCTCTCTTTCTTCCTTGTCGATGTTTCCATCATTATCTGTATCCCAGTCACTACGATACTGTAAGTTCTTTGGTTTCCCAACAGTATACTTAAACTCGGTCATTTGCCCTGTCCTCGATATGGTTTACGCTTCCCATTACGGGAGCTTGCACTGTATTTAGTATGCTTACCGTTTCCCTGACGTGTCTTCTTTGGTTTTGCTTCAATGGTATTACCAGTGTTCCAAGTCATTGCCATATTGTATCATCTCTATAGAAAAGTGAGCAACACAGTTATTTCCGCTAGTTCTCTAAACGAACATTGCTTTCAATCAAAGGTCGTGTTACTCTCTATTATTATATCACAAAATTCTAAACTGTAAAGTGTTTCCCTGTTGCTGCAGAAGGCATGATGGTAATACCTGTAGTTGTGTTAAGAAAATCTCCAACCTTGCAAACTCTACGTCCACCAAAGAATACTTTAGTACTCGTGGAAATTGCAACACGAGGAGAAGTACAAGGAAAACCATTTGGTGTTGTTCCTGCTGCAGGAGTCATTGTATCTCCTTCTAATACAGGAGCAAATCCTCCAACAAAATATTTACCTACAACAGGAGGTGCAAGTGGTGTAGGGGGAGTGTTACAAATACCTGCTCCACCACTGTCCATGGCGCCAGGTTTATAAGTTGCTATCATCCTATATCCTCGGGTGACTTTATACCTTTACTCTTAATAAAGGAATCTCCTTCTATGTAGCTCATCAGATTCTTTTCCTTAAATGTCTCTTCCCAGATCAGGTTCAATGCCTCGGTCAACTTCAAATGTTCTTTCGCGTTCGGGGGACGGTAATATAGTTGCATCTTTCGCAATTTGATTAACTCCATCTCCTGCTGTTCCACTCGGGTTCGTAGGGACCTTAGTTCGTTCTGCAGCGCTTGCACTTGCTGCGTCGAAATAGTTGCAGAATTCTTCAAAATTGTTGAGAGCGTCTTCGTAGCTCCAGGTTCTTGGGTCATTTTTTTCCACGGGAATTTTTTTTATATTAAAGGTTTTTAATTATGACTTTTCAAATATATTTATCGGTCGTCTGGATACTTTTGTAGGTTAGCGATGCCTAGGAGTCCCAACCCAAATAAAAAAGGGGGCGATCACTGCCCCCTGTGTCTAGTCAACTGTAACAGCACATGCGATCGCTGTCTCATTTGAGTCTATTCTGATCCATTTGATTGGATCACCTGCTGTCATCTTGTAGATCACCTGACTGCCATACCTTGTCTGATCGCGTGCCACTCTGTATGCAGTCTCTATATCTGCACAGTAGACCACGCCGTCAGCGTCAAAGTTTGCCCATGCTGCTGGTTGAACTGCCCAACCTCTTGGATCTGTCATGCTGGTGTCTGTCATGTTGTTTGTGTTGTTACTCATATTATAGTGCATTAGTTGACGTATGTCAAGATCATTCTATTTGGATCTGTAGTTACAAACTGTTTGATGTTATCTTGCTGCACCTTGATCACAACCTGAGATGATTTGTTTGCCTTGCTCAACCCTAAAAATGCTTTGATGCCGTTATTACTTGTAACCCTTACACGTAGACCATAGTCAAGCACCCAAAAATTATTTTCAAATACTAGTTTTCTGCTGCTCTTACCCTTGCCTTTCAATAGTTTAACCCCGTCACCATTCTCAATGCACTTAGTCATTTCAAGTCTATCTGCTTCCATGATATGTAATCTCTCGTGCTTGGTGTCGTTGATGACTATACCATACCCTCGCTGCTTGTCTACTATGTGCTGCTTAAGAAATGTAAGCATGTCGTCAGGGTCTATACTGTTTAACGCTTTCTCACAACATCTGTTGAAGAGGTCTCTTGCTTGCTCGACAAGTGGTAGACGATCTTCTTTAGGTAGGAGATGAGCACCTTTAAGGAATGTGAAGAAATCTTCAAAGCACTCTCTGTTGATGACGGCATTAATGTTAGAAGTATTTACCCAATCAAAAGAACCATTTTTTAAACCTGCTTTGTGCTTGATTGAAATTCCTTTCTCTCCTGCTGTCGCGTCTGCTTTAAACTTGGTACCGCCTTTGTGCTTAACCTTGGTATTGTAGACGTCGAACTCATTTAAAAGATCAATAGTGGCGTGCTCATTAGATACGCCCTGATGATGTGTGCTTCCGTTGGTTTTGAACATATTTGTGTGGGGTGATCGACACCCTGATGTGTATACTATAATTATAAAGGATATCTACAACGTTATCAGGTGGCGTGTGCCAGTTTGTAAAGTGGGACTTACGCAGTGATTGGGAAGCCTAAAAGTGCTACCATGTGCCGCCCACAGTTTTACAACTGGTTTTCCCACACTGTAGTTTTAAATCTCTTGACTGCCTTGTCAAGTAATTTCATGTCACCGTCGCATATGTCTGCGCAGTCCTCGTCTTCTACATGGCAGAAGGCATTATTGATGTCACCGATTAGTGTTAACAGTGCCGTGTAGTTGCTTGCGGGTGTTATCATTGTGCTAACTCCCAAAAGCGATTGTTTGCGATTTCGATTTGCTTCTCCTCGTCATAGTAAGGGAACGCTTCTTGAACTTCTTCAAAGATTGATTCGAGTAGTTCTGTGTTTGCTGAGTTGCTCATAATTAATGTCTGTCTGAAATGTACCATGTACCCTCATTTGGTCGGGGTAAATCTTTAAAATCTCTTAACGCCATTTCGTCAAGTACAGCGATAAGAACAGGGTCGTTGAGTGCTGATTCATTCATTAACACTCTGCCTTGATAATAAGGTTTTAGTTGAGAGTCGAACATAGTTGTTTGTTTCTTATACTAATATTATAATGGTAACTGTGGCACGTTGCCAGCAGTAGTAGACACTTTATCAACTGGCACAAACCAACCCATAGTGTCGGGGTTCCATGTGCTATCATCTGTAGTAATGATATGTCCCGTATCTAACAACGTTCCGAAACAACACTCACAAAGACATTCATAGCCAGCTGGCATCTGATAGTCTTCCTGTATGTCCCCATGCCAGTAGTAATACAAGTGGGGTTCATAACCTTGTTTCATCAGTTGCTCTTCGGTTAGATCCTCAAAATCAGGATCGCCGTCTATGTGGTTGTCATCGAAACAACCACAGTGATCACAGCATGCCATCAGATCTCCTTGATGACCTCTTCCATTTCAACGACGTTAATCTTGGGGTTAGTCCATGAGATGCCGTCGCCTGTCACCTCTGATCCGAAATAGTCCATCAACTCTAGGAAGTGATCCCAATCCATAGCACCCCTTGCTATGTCATATAATCCTTGGTCGTTACCTATCCACAATGCCGCGTTCCATGTTTCGTAGTTTGTCCAACCATTGTATTCAGTGTCCTGATCCAATAGGTTTGCTTGGTAACAAGTAGTCATAAATGCCTTAATTTGTTTATACTACTATTATAGCAGTGGCAGTTGCCACCGCAACACACTATGTGCCACTATCTGAACTGGTACACTTCCACTTGATTTTACCCATTCTGTCCATAGAATTGAAACATATCTGACACATACAGGTGACAACATCACCGTCTGCGTTGATCAGCTGACCCCAGTTGTAGTCGCACCACTTCTCACCCATGACTTCCACACTATAGAAGTAATCCAGTAG